TGCCCGGAGGCTGACTGTTGGCGGCCACGGTGGTCAATCCCCAGAAACCCGCCTTGCGGATGGGGCCATCGACCGACTCCACCATGACGGCGATGTCGAGTTCGGCCCAATCCATTGGGTTGAGCAACACCGCGTTGGGCCGGTAACCGTTGGCCTCAACGGTCCCGATGCCCACGCGGATGGCGGACAGGAGGTCGGCCCCGGTGGCGGTCGGGAGGTCGGCGGCCACCAGCGCGGCGGCGGCCTCGGCCTCCTCCTCACGCAACACGTCGGCCCGCAATGCCCCGTCGATGTAGGACCGGACGGCCGATTGGTCCTCGATGAGCTGGCGGGTGAGTTGGGTGTAGACCGCGATCATGTCGAGGGTGTCGGGCACCACGGTGGGCTCGAACTCGGCGGATGGCTTGGGCGCTTTCTCGGCCACCTTCCCCGCGCCGCCCTGCTTGATTGCCCACGACACATACTCGATGGCGTTGGTCGAGACGGTGATGGTGCTCATCACGTCGAGGAGCGGGGTGGGCGGGGTCGGGGTCGAGGTGTCAACGGTGAGCTTGCCGCCCGTGAAACCCGCCGCCACAAGGTCCGCGATGCCGGTGGGCAGGGCCCGGACCTGAGGCTCACTGGCAAGGTTGACCCGGGGTGACGTGCCCCGGCCCGCGTACCCGCCGAACACCTCGGAGCGGATGAAAGCCTCACCCCACGACAGGGGGCGGGCCTCGGTGTCGTTGCCGTCGTTGCGCCGCTGCACCCGCCCGGCCCGGTGGTCGCGGGCGTCGCGGGCGTCGTTGGCGTCGCGGGCGGTCAGGAGGTCGGACAGGGTGGAGGCGCGGGTGTCGAGCGAGGTGGCCCGGGTCTGAAGCTCCACGAATGTGGGGTCCTCCGGGTCGAATCCGTCGGCCTCGGCCATTGCGATGGCGGCATTGCGCACGTCGTCACGCTCGGAGCGGATGTTTTCGAGAATTGCGGTAGTCATTGGGTGTCTCCCCGTGTCTAGAAATGTCTAGGACTCACGGGGGTGTCCGTCGGGGCGGGTTATGCCTCGGTGCTGCTCGAGGGGCCCGCAATGACTCGCAAAACCGCTAATGCCCACTATGCACGGAGGGCCCGGAGGGCGGCAATAACCTCGTCCCGTCGGTGGTCGGCGGTGATGTCGCGGACCGACGCCACAAACGCGGCCCCGTCATAGGCGCCATGCGGCACCAGCGCCACCCCGAGGAGGTGCCCGCGGGCGTGGCGCACGTGCAAGCCATCCTTGCGGCGGGTCACCCGATACCACGCGGGCAGGGCCCGGAACTCCACCGAGCACTGATCTAGGGAGCCGTCGAGGGCGAGCTCACGCGCCTCGAGCCCGGCCGCTGTCTGGGAGAACTTGGCCCGCACCCACACCCCGTCGGGGCGGTCCTCCACGTCGCGGGCGTGCCCGATGAGCGCCCCGCCCATGGAGGGGTGGTTGTGAAACAGCTTGACCCGGTGCGGTGCCTCCGCGGCCCGGGCGAACGCGGCCGGGGCGAAAGACTCGAACAAATCCGGGGTGAGCATGGTCTCCACGTCGTAGGGGGCGGCGCGGAGCAACACGGTGCCCTCGTCCGGGTCGATGGCCTCCACGGTGGCGGCCCGGTACTGCACCTCCCCGAACCGGGGCACCGTGTCAGGGATGGCGATAACGGCGGTCATGCGGGCACCTCCGGGGGGTTGGTTGATAGCGGCGGGAGCCCCTCGGATGCCCGCCATTCGTCGGCGGAGATGAGACCGCCATTGACCGCGGCCACCCCCGCCGAGACCCGCTCCGAGAGTGCGGGATTGGCGAACCCGTCGAGGTTGACGGTCACCGTCTGGGTGCCCGGCAGGAGTGAGGAGAGGGTGTCTTGCGCGGCGGCGATCCACGGGCCCAACCCGAAATCGCGGTGGTTTTCCCACGCGTCGCGGAGATTCGTGTAGGTGGCGGAGTTGTTGAGCCCCGCCCCGAGGGTCATGGGGTCGAGCCCGAAAGCAAAGGCAACGTCCGCCACGTTGAGCCGCTTCACCTGATCTAGCGCGGCGTCCACCGGGGACAGGTTGAGCGGCACGAATGCGGTGGTCGAGTTGAGCACGGCGATGCTCCGCCGAGAGCTCGAGCCATGGGTGGCGAGCCATTTCGATTTGAGGTTGTCCGCCTGTGTCTGGGTCATGCCGGGCACGTCGGTTTTGAGGTAGCCATTGGGCACCCCGGAGCGGAACTGCCCCGCTTGGTATTGCTCGATGTTCCCCGACAGGGAGAACACCCCGGGGCTCATGGCGAACACCCCTAGGCTCATGCCCTCGGTGTCGGTGGGGCTGAGCGGGTTGCGCAGCACGGTGATACGCCAGTCCCCGCCCTCGAGCACCCCGTCACGGTCGAACGTCCACGGGTCGCCCTCGCCCCCGTCGATTTCCCACACCAGCGCCCCGCCCGCGCCCTCCGTGGTGTGGAGAAACTGCGGGTGCACCACACCGAGAGTGCCCGCCATCGGGCCCCCGTCCGCGTCAGGGAGCCACACGATGGCACCGAGCCCGAACCACAGCGCCGCCCTGATCCACTCCGCCCAAAACACCGAGCGCACCCGGAGCATCGACGCGGCGGCGAGCTGCACCCCCACCCGGGCGTCAGGGCGGGCCAACATCGGGTCGATGAGCCACCGCGGGGCGGGGAGCTCCGAGCCGTTGTCGAGCACCCGGAACGGGGCGACGGTGAGCGGGCCGGTGATAAGCGAGGTGGCCCGGGTGACGGCGGGCACCGCGGCCCCCCACCCGTTCGGCCATGGCCCGTTCGGCCCGATGGGGGTGGCCCCTCCCCCGGAGTCAACGCCGATCCACCACATGGCGGGGGGGTAGTCCGACGGGAACCCGTCGGGGTCGTTGACGAGGAACCCGCCATTGGCGTTGGGGTTGCGGGCGTAGGCGGCCCGCTCGAGAATCCGCGAGCGTCGGGCGATGGGCATTGCCGGGGGCCTCTCCGATGACCAACGGGGGGTGGGCCCGACACTGTGCCCTCGAGTCGAGGGTAGCCCCGCACGGTGGGGCCCCAACAGCCTCGAGGAGCCCCGGAAACGCCATTTTCCGGCCCTCAGAACACGGCGGGGGCCTCGGCCATGGTCCGGGCCTCCTGAGCCGCCCACACGGCCGCCTTGACCGCATCGAGGCGGGAGCTCGATTTCACCCGCGGCCCCTCCGGGCCGGAAACCACGCGCACCTCGAGCACCTGCCCGGCGAGGGCCGCCCCACCGTCGTGGCGCAACCCGTCCTCGGCCATGAGGCGGCGCAACCCCTCCACCGCCTGCCTCGAGGTGCCGCCCACCGCCCGGGTCGGGAGCTCCGTGAACGCGGGGTCCGCGGCGAGCGACTTGCCCACCAGCACCGAGGGCACCCCCGCCACGTAGGCGGCGGCCTCCGCGGCGGACCCGACGAGGAAACACGACACCCCCACATGCCCGGCGTCGTCGTGCGCTGCCAGCGCCACCGCGACACCCTCCCCCCACCACGACTCGATGCCCGCGGCGAGCGGCTCGGCGGGCACGTACCCGCCCACCGCCTCCCACTCGGCCGGGGTGAACGCGGGCACCCCCGGGGTGGCCGGGCGGCCATGGGCCACCGGCACCCATTGGTTCAGGTAGTTCTGGCGGAACTCCAATTCCGTCTGTTTGCCAAGCTTGTCCAACACCTCGCCCTCGCGGCGGTCACTCCACGTCGGGGAGGCGGCCCGCCACGCGGCCCGGTCCCCCACCGCGGACCCCCTCGGGGCGGACCACTCCGCCAACAGACGGTTGGTGGGGTCCTCGAGCTCCTCGAGCGCCTGCCCCCGGTACGTGCCGAACAAATCCGAGGCACTGTCGCCCGCGGTCGAGATGAGGAGGAGCTGCGGGCTCGAGGACTCGGTGAGCGCGTCGTCGGCGGCCTCCACCACCGACCGCTCGATGAACCACGCCTCGTCGGCCACCAGCACCGACAGGGCGAACCCGACCCCCACCCCGTCCGTCGCGGCCCGGATGAGCCACCGCCCGCCCTCCGGCGACTCGATGACCTGCTCACCGTTGGCCCACCGCACCCGCCACCCCTGCCCGGTCGCCCACCTCGCGGCCGGGCGCCACACCTCCGAGGCTGTCGGGAGGCGGTGGGCAATGTGGATCACCGTTTGGTCCTCGTCCCCGAACCGCCCGGCCTGCGTGATCCGCCAAAGCATGAGCGCCCGCAAGAGCCACGACTTGCCAACCTGCCTCGCCATCGTGATGAGCACATTGCGCCACACCAACACCCCGTTGGCGTCGTGCTCGAGGAGCCGGTATGCGACGAGGGTCTGCCACCAGCGGAGCCCCACCGTCCGCCGCGGGTGAATGCCGGGGTGATCCTCGAGCCACGCAACGAAATCCGGGCCGAACGTGCCGACGGCGAGCGGGTGGGGGCCCGTCATGTATCGAGGCGGGGTGGCGTCGGGCGGAACGGCGGCGAGTTCCTCGAGCCATGGCACACCCCCCACGAGTTGGGCCCAATCGGTGGGGTCCTGCTCGGGCTCGGGGAGAGAGAGCGCGGCATG